CCATTACATTATAACCATCAAGATTTAGTTGTTCTTCACGATTTTCTTCTTTTTTTTCTTTTAATGATAACAACTCAAATTCTCCACCATCATATTCACTAGGGTCTGTCAATTGAATACTACAACTAATTTTACGAACGGTATTTTTTAGAATATGGTCTTCTGGATAATCGGGTTGTAATGTTCTATCGTTTACAATGGTGTCTGTATGCCAGTGATAGTGGTTTTGGTCACCATAATATATTGTATATTGAAATGGTTCTATAGCAGTAATATTGTAGTTCCATCCACTTTGTTGATTGACATCATCGATTGTTGGACGAATCATAGAATATAGTTCTTCATTATCATGCCAAGATACTTTGTTCTTACGAATAGTATGATTGGCGTTTTCTGGATTTTCAATACCATATGTTAACGCTTCTTCTTCTTCACTTTTTTCACAAATCTCACGAATACGCATAATATGTTCAGGCCAGAATAAAGTTTCATAGTACCAATACCAATTATTTTCAAATGTAGTTGTTAGAATTTGACCTTCATGACCAATATTTATTGACACATTATTCTCCAGACTCTTCAGTTCGTTTTACGATAGAGAAACGAATCTTTCTATCATTATCCGTCGTTTCCATTAATTCTTTATAATATTCACTTTTACCAATAGGTTCAATGAATAACTGTTCTCTGCGATCATATGCAAAATTAGAAAATGGACCAAAACGATCTACATAATGTAGAAATAATTGACATTGCCAATCTGTTGTTTTAGGTGGATTAAACTTTTCTCGCCAATGCGGTACGTCACATCCACGATAAATCATTGCTTCTTTAGGTTGGACAGAAACAGGCATTCTTACTGTTAAGTCATCTGGATCTGCATACCAGATAGGCCAGTCAAACTTCCCAGATTGTCCTAGATTGATTGTAACAGAGATTTCACAAGAAGGTCTATCAGAATGATAGTGTAATTCTTCACCAGGACCATATACACGCATGTAGGTATATGTGGGTAAGAGTTTTAAACCTGTAAGTTCTTCCATTTTAGGAAGACAATCAACCATTACATATTCACACATAGGTTGTCCATACCAAGCCTTAGAGTTGATGGGACATTGTGAGTCGTTTAGTTTATTTTCAGTATCTTCTTTTGCTAATTTAACATATTCATCTGAGATAATTTTGGCGACATCGGCGTCTACAAAGTCATCTACTGCTAGGTATTTCTTCTTTTGAAAATAATACACGCCAGCACTATTACGAAGTTTCATTCATTACCTCCATTTAAAAATTATACCACATCACATTATATATAATAATATTTTAACCAAAAAGAACGATTAAAGCAGAGTTTCCGCCCAGCGCACCTAATTTTATTGTTGGGCTATTGAATTGACCAGAACCGGGCCCGGGTCCGGAGCCCTGCCCGCCGCCACCACCGCCACCATGTCCGCCATTGCCAGCAGAGAGAGTAGTCGCGCCAATCGGGTCTGGCGCTACGCCACCGAAGGCACCTCCACCACCGCCGAAACCACCATCTCCGCCTTTCCGAGCCGGGTTACTTTTACCGCCGCCTCCGCCGCCGCCTCCATATCCGCCTGGTTGTCCGGCGGCCGGCGCCGGCGCCCCGGCACCGCCGGGCCCGGGAAAATTAAAATCTCCATAAGATGCTCGCGTAGTATATGGCTGCCCGACATAGCTTGCTTCTTTTCTTAAACCACCAGCGCCAGTAGCGGGTCCAGAGTTTTCGTCTGTTAGATTTGTAGGAGTATGTTTAACACCTCCGCTAATGCTTCCTCCTCCACCACCCCATCCGGGGTTTGGACTTGCTGTTCCGCCAGTGAATCCAGGGGCTCCACCAAATCCCCCACCGCCGCCATTTGGCCCCACGCTGCCATCTCCGCCTGGACCCCATCGTCCACCCGCTCCGCCGCCACCGCCGCCTTGCGGTTTGCCGTCGCCGCCTGAATGATTTAGATCACCTCCAGTCGCGGTACCTCCAGGGCCCGCCCTGTTGCTGCCCGCCGGGCTGCCTGGTCCAGCGTTATATCCAGCCCCCGCCGTCAAAGAAACACCGAATTCTGGACAAGTAAGTGTTGCACCCAATTGACTTCCACCAGCTGGTAAAGTTACTGTAAAAGATACTGAATCCAATCCACCCGTCTTAGCGACACGCTTGATTGCCATCGCTCCACCACCACCACCGCCGCCTTCGCGCGGAGACGGTCCTGCGGTCCCGCCGTGGTATCCGTCTCCTCCAGCACCCATTAGATGCAGTGTAGAAATTTCTGTTCCTGGAATCCAACCTGATAGACTCGAAAAAGTGTAAGTTCCATTAGCAAAAATAGTATCATAAATTAGAGCAGTATTAGCTTTTATAGAGTCGGGAGATAGAACTAATGATGTAGCTCCAATTTGGTCTGCACTTCTTCCTATATAACTTACCATGAGATAAAACCTTTCTTATCAAGTATCGTAAATCTGTTCGAAAGAGATTGTATATGATAAGTCATCCGCTTCGGTAGCCTGACCACCAATAGTGGAATTCTCTTGAAGATAGATAGAAGTGTTTTTATCTATTGCTACAAGAGTCTGTTGAATAGGAACATTAACTTGATTTAGAATCAGTGTATTTGAACCAACTGGATTACTGATAATAAGATCAGCATTGGATGAAGTAACACCATCAACATTAGTAATCAAAATTGAGTTGATTTTATATACAGCACCACTAGAAGCTGGATTTGTAACAAAGACAGTATTACTAGCAGCAAAGTTACCAGTAACAGTATTTGCTAGAATTCTTTGTACACTAACTATATTTGGGTTTGCCATTATATCCTCTTATGAAAAAGTATCTTTTTGTTATTTATAATATGTTTCTTATGTTAATTAACATTATACGCCGCCAAAACTAAATTCAAGGTTTGCAGAAGTGTTTGCTATATCTGCATCCCAAAGATGTACGTAAATTCTGTCACCTTTTGCTGCTGTTTTTGTAAATGTAACAGTCTGATTTGTTGTATTCGCTGTCACATTGGCGACGAGTGTCTCACCAACCCATAAACCTACATTAGCTGAACCAAATTGTGTAGAGAAAACCGCTTCACGATAGTCTTTATTTCTTGGTGCAGATCTGAATAGATCATATTCAGTCGCTGCTGTTGGTGTTGTAATATAGATGGTATCATGAGAAATAAATGTATTTGAAGCATAGGTGTTGGAAGTAAAGGTAGACGTAAGATACGTATTGGAAGTAAAGGTAGACGTAAGAGACGTAAGATACGTATTAGATGGATAAGAACCAGTATCTAATGAAATAGTTCTATCCGCAGATAGATCACCACCTCCAGTAAGTCCAGAACCTGCTGAGATACTTCTACCCGGCGATACAAATGCCGATCCTGATCCTGATATTATTGTACTTAAATTTGGCATCTTTATTCCTTAACCAAATACAATTGCCATAGCAATGGCTTTACCTGTTGTTGCATATCCTTGACTTTGTAGATATGTATTAGCAACTACACTACCATCAATCTCTACTGAAGTTACTGCACCAGCAGCAATTTGGGCATTACTAACTGTTCCTGTGAGATCACCACCTATTGTAACATCAACTCCACCAACACCAAATACTTGCCATGTAGAACCATCATATTGACAATAGAAGTTAGAACCAGAAACGTCTGCAGTCAAGTCAGTACCTGAACCTTCGATTGTACTTCCATTTCTTGCTACTGTGAGATTATTAGTCGCCCAAGAAACTTCTTTATCAAAAAACTCAACAATATCTCCACTTGATGGCGTAGCGGGAAGTGTTACTGTCACAATACCACCACTCGTATCAACTGCTAGTCTATCAGTACTATTAGCAGTATAACTAGATCCTGTTGCTAAGAATTTATATGAAGAACCGCCTCCTCCTCCGATAGCGCCCCAACCAGCTGAACCATATCCTTCAAATTGTCCATCATCAGTATTATATCTAAATGAACCTAATTCGTTAATTGTTCTTTGTGCTGTTGTACCTCTTGGAAGACGAACAGCGCCATTAGAACCAAAGGTGGCATCTGGATTGATATCGACAGTACTAGTAGCATTGATATGAAATTGTGTACTATTTACTTTAACAACGCCTGTGAGAAGTGTGTTGTTTGTGTTTGCTTTAGTTTGAAAATCAGTATTACTTACTGTATGAGAAGTATTAGCAGCAAGTGTTTTGATAAGATTAATATCATATACTGTCTGATTAACAGTATTTGCGCCGGTCAATGGAGGAATAGGTAATGCCATTTTTTATATCTCTTTACGCCCCGAAGATTATTGCATATGCTAGAGAACGCTTATCCACAGTAGCAATATAAGCATTAGTATTTGCTAAAGCTGCTTTTGATTGAACATCAGCGGTAGTATATGCAGAACTATCTAATTTTGTGGCAATATATGCATTCGTATTTGCTAATGCTGCTTTTGATTGAACATCAGCAGTAGTATATGTTGCTTGGAAATATGTATTAGAAACGTAATCTGCTGAACTAAAAGTACCAGTTCCCGTTACAAATGTTACGTAACCAGAATCAGAATATCCTTCATATCCACCAGTTGTCTTATTGTATCTAAAGTAACCATTGGCTGTACCAATTCTCTGTGCTGTCGTTCCTTCTGGTACTCTAATCGCACCTGTCTGACCAAATACTACGTTAGACTGAAAATCAATACCTGAACCAGTAACATTAGGACTTGTTGATAATACTACATTAGCACTTAGATTAACTTGATCTTGAAGGGTGGTAAGAACACGACCTGTTAGATTATCAGCAGTTACACTAGTGATACCGTCATTATTCGCGCTTTTGTTTACATGATCTATCACTTGGTTCGTAGTATTACGCCAAGTATCAAATGTTACTGAAAGTTCTACATTTGCGAATAACTGTGTCATTTATCTAACTTCTCTGCCAAAGATGATAGTAGGTTCTCTATATTTATTAGTCTATCATCAAGGTGTTTGATTTTATCTTCCATATTGTCAATCTTACTAAATTGCATTTTACGATTCTTATAAGCATTTAATCCACAATTATCTGTGTTTAAGATAGCATTTGATTTGGTATCTCTTACCAGATTCTCGTGTTCTTTAACCTTGAGTAACATATCACACCTTTAAATTTGTAGAGCAATTGCACGAAGATCTTTCACTCTTGGTACAAGATTAGAAACATTTGCTCTTAGTACAATCTTAATACTGAAATATTTGAACGTATCAAAGAATGCCCCGCCCGTATTATAATATCTTACAACATCGCCATTACCAGCATTGTTATATGCACTAAGTGAAGTAGCATTGGTTGATGGGAAACCATACTCAAACTCAAGGAAGTCGTTTTGATTTACTGGGCTAGACCTAGCTGTTGCTGGTGTGGATTGAGTGAGCAGAGTATATTGTTTATCTCTAAACTCATCTGTATCTTCAGCACTTTGGATACGAGCATACACATCAATCTCTGTACCAGATGGTTTATAAGCATCAAGAATAATCTTAATATCTTCTGCTTCTTGACCATCGGCGAGAACAATCTTCTTAGTGATGTATCTAGCAGCGGCATTACCATTGTTTCTGATTTCACCGGTATTATCGTTATTTACTAGATTATGTACAACAACAACTGATCTTGTTCTACCAATATCAACAACTGGTGATAATCTATCTGTACCAGATGTTAGTGTACCAGTTACTGTTAATGTTTTAGCACTAGAAGTATTATTGATTTCTGATGTTCTACCAGCAATAATCTTCTCTTCTAATAGAAACTCGTTATTCTCAAATGCTTCAATGTCTGTTGCAGTACCATCAATAGCATAAGCAGTATCCGTTGTCTTAGTAGTCCAAGAAACGTCTGTATCAAGATAATTTAGATAAGAAATCTTAGGTACAAGAACGTTATACTTATAATCATCTACAGAGAATACTTGAGCCGCGGCGTTTGTAACTTGACCACGATAGAAACCATCTTCAGCAGTAGTGTTTGCAGTAAATGCTCCTGAAGAATCATTGAGAACAATCTCTTTATTATTTTTATTTACATACTGCACAAATCCGGTAGCGCCGTTTGCTGTATACGTATTTACTACACCTGTGAATGTTCCAGCGGTAGAGTTTGTAAAGGTAACTGTAGCGCCGTTTGTAATATCACCTTTCATATCTGCTTTAATGGTTGGTGTTGCAGAGATAGTTACTAGTTTTCTTACTAATCCGCTACTAGTTCCAAAATCAATGGCATCTCCTACGGCAATAGGATTGTTGTTTGAGGTCATTGTAATTATTGCTTCACCACGAACCTTTTCACCTGTCTGGAATCTAGTTACAGTAAATCTCTCTGCACTTAGATATTCGTCATTCTCGTTGTTATATACAAGAGTACCAGTAAGAGTGTTATCAAACTGTGCTCTCCAGATAGTGAACTGAATATCTTGATTCTGTCTTGGTGAATATGTTCTATCGTTAGCAGATGTGAATAATAATCCAACGGCTGGTTGCTGATCAATTAGAGCATTGATAGTTACGTCTGTACCACCAAGTTCAGCAATCCATAGTCTGTAGTCTGGATTAGATCCATCTGGTTTGACAACAAATGCATATTCTTTATCACCTCTTAGATAAACTGGTTGGTCAAAATAGAATGGTGTAGGAGCATCTGCTGTTTCTGAGATATTGACATCAGCAGACTCAATTCTCTTGAAACCAAATGGAACACGAATACCAGTGATAGTTCCATTTTGTACTTCTCTAATCTCAACACCAATTCCAGCGGTAGAACTCTTTGCTTGGAAATAAAGATCGATACAGGATACAAAGATACCATCTGCTTCTCTACCAAACTTACTATCAGCAAAGTCTAGGTTTCCAAACTCAAAGTCACCGACAGCAAATGATTGAGCTACTGGATCTTTATGAAGTTGAACACCTTCAAACTGTGAAGTAGTAACTGTTCTTCTGTCTGAAATCGTATCAGAAGAAACTCTTGCTTCACGAGTGTTTAGTGTGATACCTCTTTCAGAAGAAGCAAGACCAAGTGCAGTATAGTTAACGGTAGAAGAAGTTGTTTCTGTTCCGGTCTGAGTAACCAGATTAGAGATATCAACTAGTTTGAAGGGTCTCTCACCTTGACGGAATTTTAAAGTGTCATTATTAGGAATGACAAATGATCCATAAACCGCACCATTACTATCTGTTTCTAGAGCATCACCAAACGCTCCAGTATTAGCAAATGAACTATTTGCTGGAAGAACATAACTTGATACTGCAATATCATCAAAGTATGGATATACACGTGTATTTGGTCTCATACCAGTCGCTGAGAATTGAACAACACGAGATCTCATGAATGGAACAATATCTGTACGTGTGATAAATGAACCAGATCTCTGAGTTCTGCTGAATGTATCAACATTCAGACGTGTACCAGTTCTAACTTGTTCTTCAACAGTTGATACAACAACATCATCGAGAGCACTATGGGCGTCACCGAAACTACCAAATCCGACACCACCTTGATTACCGCCGGCGCCTTGGAAGTCTACAAATGCGACACCGCGTACTTCTCTATTCTGAGTAGAAGATACGGTGTTCCATTCATTCCACTGAGTACCCCATGCTTGATCCAATGATTGCCAGTTGGAAGCAAGATCTAGATCAAATTGAACATCTGGCTGGGTAGTAGTATCAACCCAGTGATCTGCCTCTGGGAACAATTGTAGATTACCAGCCCAATTGAATGAAAGTTCACCAACTGGATTGATTGTCTTAGAAGCAAAAGGTTGATCAATATAGATGTTGTGTGTATATGGTAGTGTTACTAGATCACCAGCAGTTGGTTCTTGTACTGCTGAAATTGTTGAAGTAATACCAGCATCAGTATTATTCTTCAAAGTTGAAGTAGCAGTAAATGTGCCCGTTACAGAGTGTAGATAGATTCTAGCAGTAGAACCTGTTGTAATTACTGTACGAACAGTACCAGTAGCAGTTGCAGAACCGAATGAAGCACCCAAATAAACAACATGATCGTTTACATAAGTACCGCCAGCAATTCCTGTTACATCTAATCTTACTTGGTCACCAATACGTGTAACATTTGATGAACTACCGGGAACATATTCAATATCAATATTCTGTTGGTCAAATTTTGGTCGAATCTCACCCTTTGTAGTATCCATTGAGATACGATATGTTGGGTCTGTTAGGTCTGCATTGTTATGACCAAAGAAAGCATCAACAAAGATACCATTTTTGAACCTGTCAAGTCCTGAACCATCAGGAATATTGAGATCCTTTGCAGCCTTCTCTAGAACATTCAATGCTGTATAGTATTCAATTCTATCAATTCTCTTTTCTAGACCAGAGATATCTTGCATTGTATATCTTCTCTGGAAGAATGCTTTGACTCTTACAGCGAGATCTACTCTAGCAGCACCTGTCTGAGCATCAGTGAAGTTATACGCATTTTCTAGTGAGTATGAAGGATAAGGAGGAATAGTCAACAGAGAAAGAGTCATTGCTTCTGCTGGTTCCTGTGGAGGAACTGGCCGCTCCGCTGGTTTTCCTTTTAGTACTTTTTTCTTACCATCTTTACCAATAACAACACGATCAACACGAGGTAGATAATATTCAATGTCTGCTTGGAAAGATTGTTCTGGAACAGGAACATAACTACCATCTGAATCAACATTAAGTGTTGTACTATTTGTTGGATTCTCTGGTGCAGATCCTACGGTAGCGTTTGGTGTTGCACTTGTAGTCACCGTTGTTCTGAAATCAATACTATCTCTAAGATTGTATGTTTCTCTATTTGTTGTAGAGGCAAATCTTGGAATCTGTGCTGTGGCAACCTTACCCGCTTCGTTTCGATCTTCCGTCGCACTGATTGGATAAGAATCGTTTGAGAAGAAACCAATACCAGCAGAACGATCTATTGCAAAGTAATCAAACTTGACAAGTAGTCTATCCGCTGTTGTAAGTGTAAGTGAACTACTTTCTTTGATTGTTAATTGAGAAATACCATAGATGTTATCATTAGTATTTCTAAGAATTCTAAAATCATCTACTAAATTCTTATTATTTACTGAATAATCTGAACCAACATAAACAGCCTTTAGATTATATACATCAGGAACACCGAGATACCATGGTCCAGCGACACCATCAGCATTTGTAGAAAGATCAAGTTTTACGTAAACATCTTTTGTAGCTGTCTTTGAGGCGGGATCTGCTGCTTCTCTTTTTACATTGAATACTACATCAGCAGTGAATCCAGCAGTAAATGCTTCTTCAAGATCAACAGTAAGTTGTGTAACAGTAGGACCAGCGCCTGCCGTCACAGACCTCTCAGTGACAGAAACACCACCATTGATACCATTGTCTGTTAAATCGAAGACGTATCCTGCTGGGAAGATTTTATAGACATTTGTTGAACTGCCTATATTACCCATGGCAGGTGCCACATCCATACTTGTAGCACCAGCAATACTTACAACCCTTGATATACCAGTTGAATTAGCAGTAAATCCTACATAATCTCCAACTTTAAACTCGGTATTGAATGCTGTCGCTGTCCCAGTAAGAGTACCATTAGCACTGATAGTATTGGCTGAAGAAGTGGTACCACTCGCTGAAGCATTAACAGTTGATTGTGCAGTTACAAGAATAGATCTTTTTTGAGTGTCAGAAAGAGGTGAACTTGCTGTATAAGGAAATTCTTCTGTACCACCAGCATGAGTACCAGAAATGTTTAGTGTTCCTGTACCACCAGTGGCAAATGATACTGTATTCTTATCTTTGAAAACAAATGAAGTAGATGACTTAACGATGTCTTTTACCGCTGTTGCACCACTCTTAAATATTGCTCTATTAAAATCAGTCTCTTGGAGTACAGCATTGCCAGCAGTAAGAACAACATCAGCAAAATTATCATTACCAGCACCATTGTTGACATAAAGACTTCTGACATTTGCAAATGTACCTGAAGACATTTTAATGTCAAATAGATATATCTTATATTGATAGTTTGGATATGTTCCAGAGTTATATTCAATACCACGAATCTTAGCGGTACCAATTTCTGAACCTGGAGCGCCACCAACACCAAAGTTACCAGATGTGATTGCAGTTGCTACGGTATCTCTAAGAGAAACAGTCTGATAAGTTGTTGGATCCCAAATACCAGCAACTTCATTTACAACAACATAGTTACCTAGAGTGGTTGAGATTGTTACACCACTTTCTGTCTTTGTCGTTGTTGCCTTATCTGTTTCAATAAAGTCTGTTGCTAAGACTTCATTACGGTAACCTTGAACATAAACAATACCGGGTTCGATACCAACGGCTAACTTGTTTGCATCGCCACCGTTACCTGCTGTATAACGACCAAAGTTTGATCCAGTATCAAGATGTTCCTTAACACTGGTATTCATTTGTTTTAATTGATAGTTACCAGACTCTTCAAACGTTCTTGTTGCGAGTTCTCTACCAATACTATTGAATACTGTTTCTTTACGAATGATACGAATATTACCATTCTCAACTTCAAATATTGGTGTGAACTGTTCTGTATTAGCAGCAGTAAGATTTCTTTTTTGTAGTGTTGGTGTTAGAACTAGTCTATCAGCACCAGGAGCAGTATAGTTGAATGAACCAGCCGCATTATCTAAAAGAGTGCTATCCTGTAAATGATTTACTGTGGACTCTGTAATCTTGAAACCAACCTTGTATGAAGGTTTGGTAGAATACTTTTCTAGAATGATTGTTTGAGCGTTTGCTTGTACAAAAGCACCTTTACCATACACAATACCTTCACCGACACTAAAGATTGAACCGAATCCAAAAGCATCCGCGAGAGTTGTATTAATAGTATTGGCAGTTTCGCCCCCACCACCATCACCGGCGGCATATTCTAGAATTTCGTTTAAAGCAAATGTCTTGTTTGTCTTTGAAGTACCGCCATCAAGATACTTTACAAGAAATGTGTTATAGTTTGGAGCATCTGCTTCGACACCAGAAGCAACAGCAATAACCTTAGCTCTTACACCTGAAGTCTGGCCTGTAACAATACCGCCTTCGAAATCTGTAACAGTAACTGAAGTGCCTAGAGAATCATTATCTCTTAACTTTACGAATGAGACGTTAGCATCATATTGAAAAGCACAACCATCGATGATTGTACCTTCTTTATAGATATTGTCACCAAATCTACCAATCTGATCTTGTAGAATAGATTGAATTTGAGTCAGTTCTCTTGTCTGTACCGCAAGACCTGGCTTGAAAAGAATCCGATGATAGTTTTTACCCTTGGCACTCGCCTCATAATCATCATAATATGGACCGAGATTTAGATTCGTCTCTAATGGCATATTCTATTACCTTAATAGCGTATTACAAGTTTAATGTCTTCTGTCTGATCTGTTGCTCTACTTACAGGATATCTATTCTCGATATATAGAGCATCACCTTCGAAGTCTGCTAGATCTCTGTTATTTATCCCACTTACATCGATGGCTGCTGTAACTGCTGAAGTGTCACCTTGAATAGTTTCGCTTGCGGTAAACGTTCCATCAAGCCCTGTGACACTGATAACACCTTTTGTTCCAGTAGCGTTTGTATTTGCAAATGATACAAAGTAAGCATTAGCAGAACTAGTGAGACCACGAATAACTTCATCTGGTGAGAATGAACCAGACTTAGAACTTACTGTGAGTTTAGTTGTTAAATCGTATACGGTTGAATTTGCTTCTAATCCTGTAGTATCTAGTTTTGGATTCTTAATAATACCAACTGTACGGAAATCGTTTCCAGTGATAAACACATTAGACTCATTGCCTTCCATACGAACGTTGAGAACTAGATTGAATCCACCAAGTTCGTCGATAGCATTTGAACCATGACCGCCAAACGGCGTGTGGTATGCAAAAGCAGTAGCACCAGTTCCATGTGAAGTGTTGGCAGTAACTGTAACGGAAGGTTTATTGTAATCACTACCACGAGTAAGAACAATAATCTTATTAATACTATTACCAACTGCTAAATCTGATCTTGCTGGTAAAGTGACATTGGCATAAGCAGTAGCACCAGAACCATCAACACCAGAGATTGTAACTTTTGGACCAACAAAATAAGTTGAAGTACCATCCGGCGTTGTTACAAAAGCAGGAGATACTCTAACTGCTTTGGTGGCACCGACATAGTTGACAACATCTCTTAACTGGCCAGCACCAACACCACCGGTGATATAAATTGTTGAACCTACATATACATCATCTGTTCCTGATGCATCAGAAGCAAGAGTTACATTTTCGTTGTCGGTAACAGATACCAGTGTACCGGATGCTTGTAGATAATCAGAACCACCGTTGGATACAGAAACAAACTCAATAGCCCCATTTACTGCTGCCTGTTGAACGGTCCATTGTGAAGAACTGTCATCGGCGGTAAGAGTCTTAACTGGTAAATAGTCAGTAGTAACAAACTTCAATACATCAGCGGCATTGATAGTATACATATACTTCCAGGTATATCCGTCTGCCGTGGTAAATACTGTGGTAGCAGTACTTGTTGGTTTTACTGTAGATGTTGCTCCACCATTATTATCAATACACTTATAAACATCATAGTTGTCAGTGACTACGTAGAACTGTTTATCATAAAGATAAATGTCGTCTCTATAGTTCTGATATACTGTACCTGTTGTCCAGCTGTATCTTGGAACGGAATGACGAATATCAGCCTGAGTAATTCTCTTTGTGGCGATCATGTTATCCCATACTCTATAATCTGTGTTGGATACACAGTCTACGGGAGTAGGAGGAGCAGTATCATCTGACCATGGAATAGAACGTGCTAGAAACGTATAGTAACGATCTAGATCGTTAGCATCATCTACGAATGACTCATAGACTTGCTTTGCATTATTCAGTCTAAATTTGTATGTAATAATTCCTGGCATCTTATCTCAAGACCTTTTTGTTTGATATTATTTATAATCATTATTCAGGTAAAAATCCTGGATTTATATATGCAAATTGACCATTGGATAACGTTGGACCTGCATATGGTGAACTAATTGACATTACGGTATTTACAGCAGAAGAAACAACATTCACAGCTTGTTGTGCATCAACGTTTGCGCCTTCTGTATTGAAGATAATTACATCATAACTATCTAGTATTGGTGGTGGACGTTTTAATATAGCGCCGGATGTAGTTGTAGATGTTTGTGCAAATAAAGTATTTGTTTGATATTGACCATCTACAATTCTAAGTGCTGGATTTGTAACCATAGAACTAGCACTATCAATCTGAATAATCTTCACAAAGATTGATTCTTCATTAGCAGTGTTTCTAGACCAAACCATATCGCCAACTTTATGATCTGTAGCAAATGTGGTTCCACCATTACCAATTACTACGTTTGCATTAGTTGGTAACTGTCTAATATATCCAGTTAATGTTGCACCGTCTGAATTGAAGTGTGTATTATTACCAAATACCAACTTAGAACTATTCAAATCTCCAATAGCAATCTCGCCAAACGCATTGATAGTTGTTGGAACACCAGTACCAACAGTTGGAGCCAGGAATGGCGCGAGTGTACTATAATTAAAGATAAACAGATTACCTGACGTATCATTATATGCTGGATCAATTACAGTAACAATGTTTGCTGTATTCGCGTCATTAAGTACAATATCAAATATTTCTATT